ATCCCAAGGACGAGTATCTCCTAAATTCTTTTTCCATTGTTGCCATGCTGATAAATTTTCTTCAGACATTACTTTTCTCCTGATTCTTTAATTATATTATACTTGGTTCTTTAAAAGCTATTCCGTCCCAAGTGTATCCTGCTCCTACATTTTGATTAATTGGTATTTCAATTACTTCTGGATTTGATTGAAATCCTATATCAAGCATTTCTATTAAATTATCACCATAAAATTCATGTTCGTGAGTTATTAGCCCAAATACTTCTCCCTCTACAACCCCAGCAAATTTAATATTTTTATTTAATGGGTCTTTTTCAATAAATTCATATGGATTTTTTTTATCAAAATCGCCTGGCGGATAGAAATTTTTACCATCCCATAGGCATCCCCAGTGTATAATTGGATAATTATCTGCTTTAACAAAAATAGGATTTGATGTAAATCCAGCTGCTAACCTTTGTGCTATAGGGTCTGGGCTATTCAAATTCCATGTAAAAAACACATCACCTTCTATTACAAGAGCAAAATTATTAGATTTCATGTTACCTCCAAAAATAATAATATCATTTTATTTTTTATTTGTCAATGCAATTTAACATCCTAACGAACCACCAGTTACAATACATGTACAGGCAGCATTATATGTTCCTCCCCTGAAACATCCTCCTGGACATGCTGAACATCCTCCAAGTGAAGAACAGGTTGATGAACCACAAGCATAATTAACTTGACAAGGACCACTACAGCCTGCAGCGGTAGTTGTAGTTGTAGCTGCAGCGGTAGTTGTAGTTGTAGCTGCAGCGGTAGTTGTAGTTGTAGCTGCAGCGGTAGTTGTAGTTGTAGCTGCTGCGGTAGTTGTAGTTGTAGCTGCAGCGGTAGTTGTAGTTGCAGCAGGAATAGTAACAGAAACTGGACCAGTCCAAGCACTTACAGTTGTTGAAGTAGATGTTCCAGTTAGTGTACCAGCAGATCTAACCCACCAATAATAAGTATTTCCAGCTACGGCTAATGAAGTTGTTGTAATTGGACTTACTGTATTATATCCATCTGGAGAACTTGCATCTGTACCAAATAAAACGTTATTGTTAGCTTGATACCATGCTTGAAAATATGGACCTGAACCACCAGAAAAATTAATTGTAAATGTTCCACCACTCCATGTAACACTTGTTGGAGTAGGAGATATCATAGTTCTTGTTCCAGTAACTCCATTTGTTTGAAATGGAAACCAATTAGATGTTCCATTTGCATTTTTACCTCTTACCCAATAATACTGTGTTGTATTTAAACCAATTGTAGTATCTAAATAGGGAGAAGAAACGCCTGAAAAATCTGGAGTAGCTGCATTTGAAGGATATGAACTTGCTACTGTATTCCAAAAAATATCATAACTTGTAGCATTTGTAGATCCCCCAAATGTTAAATTTACTCCATCTGATCTATTTGTAGTTGCTGATAATGAAGTTGGTATAGATGGATATGTTAAATAAGTAAAAGTTCCTGATGCAGTCCCGCCAGTTGATGTATTAAAAACTGGAGTTATAGATGGACCTGAACTCATTATTCCATTAGATAATAAATTAACTCCTCCAGTATCTGAATAAGCTTGAACTGCAGTTACAGTGACTGTTCCTCCTGCTGCTGTTGTATCTATAAATGTAGAAGTTGTAAAAATTGGTGCAGTTTGAAAAGTTCCATTTCCAGAAGATGCCCCTGAAATTGTATATGTTACTCTATATGTAATTGCAGAAGGAGCAGTTCCCCAAGCAACTGTTGCCCCTCTTGTTGATCCAGTTGCTACTACATAAACATTTAGACCTGCATTTGTTGAACCTGATGTTATTGGCCAATAATCTTCATACGGGCCAGTTGGGTAATTAGCTGCTCCAGTTGAATCAAAATTATTTACATTTATCCATTGAGCTTGTGTTGGTGAACCTATGTAAGATGATCCTGATACATATTCTGTATAAGATCCAGTATCTGATGGTCTTGAAGATGCCCAATCAACCATTACATTATTTCCGATTTGAGTAAGTGTTGGTGTATTTGGAGTAGTTGGAGTATTGCTTCCACTTGAAATAGACCAATACCAAGCATTTACAATTGTTCCGCTAGTTCTAGTGACTGTAGTTGTAGCTGTAGGATTTGAATTGTATGCAGTTACATAAACACTTACTGCTGATCCAACATCTCCAGAAACTGTAGTATATTGATACCATGTTGAACTATAGTTGGAATCGGTAGATCTTGATGAATAAGTTCTTGTCCCGCTGCCACTACTCCATGTAGCAGTATAGTAACTTGGTAATGTATCGTTTGTAACAGCTGTAGTTGCTTTCCAATGACTTGATATTGATAATATTGAACCAACGCTTAAAGTACCAGATAAAACGGGATCTGAAGGATATGTAGTTGTATCTAAAACTGGTTGATATTGATATAAATTTACAACATTGCTTGTATATGTATTTGATCCATATGTTACTTGAAATCTTATATATAAAACATTTGGAACATCTGTTGCATCTGTAGTATAGGTAAATGGAGTGTTAGGAGTTGTTGTTGTTCCTGATGCTCCCGTTCCAGTTTCACTGTACCAAGTAGATCCATTTGTTGAATATTGCCATACATATGAATATGAACCTGCAGGGGCTGTTCCTGTAGTTGGATGACCATATAGAGTAACTCCATAATATTGTGAAGAAATTTGCACATTTGATGAATTAGCTATATATGGATAAAGAGCTGATGTAAAAAATTGTCTTAATGATCCAGTAACATTTATAAATCCTGAAGTGACTTGTTTAGTAGCTCCTCCAACATTTATAAACATCGAAGTTACATTTTTTACCAATGATCCTATATTGATATTTGCTGTCATGATTATGCCGTATACACTAGTATTAAATCGCCAGGTGCTGATGAAGCTGGGGCTGTCGCTCCTTGAGAATATGAAGTTGTTGTCATATAAACTCTTCTTATTCCAACAGACCCATCCGATGCAGGCCAAGATTGCATTAATTCAACAGTTCCATATAATTTAGTTGAACCTGTTGAACCTGGGCCTATTCCAACTCCTAAGCTATTAATTGAAACATAAGGAGATGTTACAATTGCACTTGGATTATAGTATAAATCAATAGCTCCATAACCTATTGCTATTGTTGGATTTGTTCCTGTAAATGTAGCATCTGGAGTTGTTCCAACATTTAACATTAAATAATCAATAAATCCATCACTAGATGCTGTTATGTTTCCAATTGCTGTTCCAGCACTATTTAAAAATTGAATTGCATCATTTACAGAATTTATATATACGGATACTCCACTTGAAGATGTTCTAAAATTTGAACCAATAATAGTTCCGCCTGAAATTATATCTCCAGATACTGAAACATTTGATCCTATACTAATAGCTCCAGATCCAGCATAATTTATTCCAAGTGCTCCGCCTAATCTAAATGCTCCTGAAGATGTCCAATAATCTCCATTTGAAAGAGATATTGAATTAGCAGTTAATGTTCCACCTATAGTTACATTTCCAGATGCGGACATTGTTATTGTATTCCCGCCAGTACCTATTGATAAAACATTTCCAGCACTTGCTGTATCTAAATTAAATCCTGTTGCATTAATATATAAAGAATCATTTAAAACACTTAGTTTAAATAATGCAGAGCCATCTGCTTTTAATGCTTGAAATGCATTATCATTTACTACTAATCCCGACTGACCGCCTGGATTTGTATTACTTGCAACCAAACTTGACATTGGTGGATTACCTAAAAATAAAGAAGCACCTTTACCAATTTGAACTGATTGTGAAGTATTTGTAGTACCTGCAGGGTTTCCTGGAGTTACAAAAGTATAAACTGTTGACCAGTCCGACAATTGTGTAGAATCTGCTCCGACAGCTTGAACTTGAACTATATAAGATGTTCCTGGCTTTAGCCCTGTAAGTTGCTTTGATGCCATATTAAGTCACCTGTATATGATATTCTATATCCATTTGCTGTCCAGGGCTTTTGATTACTGGACTTGAAAAAATTGATCTACTTGATAATTGATATTCTGTTGGTAAAATTACATTAGATACGCCTGAAAGTGGATGTGCACTCCAGTATGCATTTGTTACAAACTTTAATCCATCTAGAATAATATCAGTTGTTCCTGTTATTGTAACTGAAATATTTGATATAATTTTTGTAGAAGTTGTAAAATTAGTTAATGGAAGTCTTAAGATATTCCATCCTGCTGATCCAATTGTAACTGATGAAGCCATGCTATAAGTTGATCCTGCAGAATCTGTAAATCCAACTGTGATTGTTTGTGCAGAAATTGCTGCTGTTGCATAATACAATAAAATTATTGAATCTGAAGTTGTATAGTTATTTGAATTAATATATAGATTACTTAAACTAATAGTTGAACCGCCAGTTAGTTTAACATTAAATAAACCTGTAAAACTTGGTTGTGATGCTGTTGTAGAATTTAATGACATTGTTCCACCATACCCAGCTTGTGTTGTAGCTGCTGTGCTACCCATATTTAAAATAACTTGATAATTACCATTAATTTGATTAATTGTATAAGTTCCAGATGGTGCTGTATATGCTCCTGCTGGAGTTATTCCAGTTACATATACTGAATTTCCAGCTTTTAATCCGAGAGTACTTGAAACATTGAATGTTGCAGTTGTTGCACCACTATTCCAAGTATATCCTGTTGGGCTTGTGGATGATCCTTGAATTGCAACAGTTCCAGTTAATGAAACATTTGTTCCACTTATTTTCCATAAACTTTGCGATGCATCAGATGGATTAATTTCAGAAAAACTACTAATTTCATATGTATCTCTTAAAGAACTACTTGAAACACTTAGTGGAATTGCACCAATTTCATTTATATATAAAGCAGATGCTGGATTTAATGTTCCTTTTAAAACTATTTCATTATTATATACTGAAGCAGAAGCATTATCATAAGTTACAGTTAATAGTGAACTTGTGCTTGATACTGCTGTTGAAGTAACATTTCCAGCAGTCTTATTATATGATATTTGATATGTTCCAGGTGTTGTTGATGTTGGAGCAGTTATGACTGAATATGAAGATGCATTTACAGTAAATGTTCCATCAAATGGAGTTCCCACTCCAGTTATTTGAATGGTATATCCATTGTTTATAGTTGGCGTAGCAATTGATTGAAATTGCAAAGTAGCCACGTTTGAAGTAAGTGCTTTATTTGTGATAACATACTTAGGGTTAAATTTAGAATATGATTTTAAAGTTACTGGAACTCTGGCTGTTTCATAATAAAGTGTTTTATCTGTTATTGCTGGAGATGTACTTATTCCACCTACTACTAAAGATCCCGCCCAATCCATGCTCCCTTTTGCTAGGTATTTATTAATTGCTAAGAATCCGTTTGTTGTAATAAGATTATCCTTTTCACAAACAGTTTTACCATTGCTTTTAATTATGTATTTACCTTTTATCATATTGCCACGCTTATCCTAACATTATAGTCTGTTGCCATATCCACATCATCAAATTGTAAATTTGCGTTATATGTAATAATTCCGTCAGAAGTTCCTTTAATTAAATCAAATGCTGTTGGATCCATATACAAATTTTCTGGCACATCAAGTGCAAAAGTTGGAGGCGGAACAGCAGAAGGTGGCTGTGCCATCATTGGAATATCGCTAAATAAATTATTTGCTAGTGGATCATTAGTTTCTGATGCTAGGAAAACTGGAGAGCTGGATTGAATAATAGAAGCAATATCAGTAGAAATTGGAGGAGTTAATTGATCAGTTGTTGGTAATATTGAAGTATTTGAATTTACTGCAAGTAAATTAGCAGTAGACCCAGCCGTAGTTGGCATATTAGCTATAGGGTTAGCATTATAAGCAATATTGTTTGTTCCAAGATAAAACTTATTTTGAATTGTAGGATCTGGAGGATTTACAGTTAAATATGATTGAGAGGATAGAAAATCAATAACTTGTACATATGGATTAGCATCCAAATATGTTTTGTTATTTCTTGGATCATTTGGCAATATATATACAGTTAATGGCTTCGGAACCGAAAGTGGTTGAATATAACTGGCTGCATCAAACATATTATCTCCTATTCTCCTATCTAATTATATCATTATGTTAATATCATTGGTTTTAGCGTTAAGCTGGTGCTTAGTCCATCTGAATATTTTTGACTTACAGATGTTACAAAGTAATAAACTGGTGTAGAAAGACCTATTCTTTTTAGATTATACTTTAATTGTACAAAATCCCCAACTTGAATCAATGGATTTCCAAATACTTCAATATCAATATTTCTATGGAATCCTCCAAGTAATCTTGTTATATCTGATAAAATTCTGTGGGCATCATAATCTCCTTGTACCCAGTTAGTGTCCATTTGAACTGAAGTATTTATATACTTTTTATCAATTACTCTTTCAACCATTTTAGGCTGTGATAGAACTTGATAATTAGCAATGATTTGTAATGGAACTATTGTTTGATCCCCCACTTTATCATTAGGAGCTTTTAAATAAACTAATTGATTAGAATTATTAACTGCAATAAATCTTGTTCTGAATGGTGTTATTGCAAGTGGGGAATATGCAACATCCCACGAATTTGTTCTCTCCAAGATTATGCTTGTTCCGCTATTTGATGATTGTGCTTGCCCGTAAAATACTTTTTGTAATTTTGCAGTATTTGGAAGAGCTGGAGAAAGAGAATGCTTTATATCATAAAATTTAACACCACGAATTTGTGGCTTTGATTGCCATAAATAATGTGGAACTATATTTGGAATACCATGAACAATATTATTCAAATAAACCTCTGATTGAAAATGATATCTTGGAAAATTAACAAATGCTCCTGATTTCTTTAAATAAGAAGCAACTGGAAAATTACAAGCATATAATTCTGTAAATGTTGCACTAGCTGTTCCAGTAAGTCCTGAAACTAATTGTGTAAATACTCCAAACTTAGAAGTAGTGTTTGGAGCTAACGCAGCTAGATTGCTTGTAACTTTAATTTTTGTTATTTGTTTTCCATCTATGTAAATATACACATAAGGAGAACTGATATATATTGCGACTCTATGTTCTGCATTATCGTATATATTATAAGATATAACTTGATTACTTATTACTCCACCTAGGGGTAGCACATTTTGTGCATTTTGATTCGGCCCGCCGTAACCTAAAACTATTTGAGTTCCTGTTGTTTTTCCTGTTGGTCTTGATAAAGTTAAGAACCATCCAGTAGATCCTGAAGTCCCAGAATGTCCGAAGAACATTCCAACATTTGTATTTGATGCTTTTAGCCCCGAGCAATGGAATGAAAATGCATAGTAGTTATAATTTAATGAATTTTCATTTGGAGAAATTGCAGCTGCTGTTGAAAAATTAGATGTAGACATTTTAAGATTTCCATAGCTAAATCTTGCACCGCTAGTTGCTGAGGATAATGTTCCTACTCCATCCATGCTGTATGTATTAAAATATCCTGAAGGAGATATAGTTCCACTTATAGCATTTGCAGTTCCCGCTTGACTATCAAATATAAAATGATTTTGTATTGGAGTGTTAAATTTTCCACGCTTAACTCCGACAGCTCTTCCCGTAGGATAATAATTAAAAGATTTAACATCTATATTTAATAATTTTAAGTATTGTTTAATTTCTAATAATGCAGCATCTATGTCGGATGGATTAGTTATAATTCTTTTTATATTAATATCAGACATGTTTGTTGGGAAGAATGCATATTCAATACCTTCATATGATATTGCTTCAGAGCCTACAAAAAAATCTCCGAAATTAGATGCAATTGTTCTCTTTGGATCTAGGATTACTGAAGGATCAAAATAAAAATAATTATCTTGTGGATATATTGATTTTGATATTTGAGAGCATGATAATCCAGAATCTGTCTCTTCCTGCCAAATAGTTCTGGATGTGTCAACTTTATTAGCAATAAGCCCCATCTGTCCATTTATATCGGAAACATTATCACTATACTGAGTATTAGCAGTTTTATAAGTTATGGATACTTTACCTACTTTTGTTCCTACTGTTTCTGCAAAAGTATTCGGAATAATATTTGGTATATAAGAAATTGTGTTAACAGTTGAACTTATATCGGTAATCAAATAATCTGGAGCAAAAGTAGATAAAGTAAATCTATTTAATATTGTTCTTAAACTTGTAAAATTTAAGATTCCGTACTCATCAAAAAATGCACCTATTTGATGTGATATAAAAAGATCTTGTAATGTTTCAAAAACAGTTGTTTGTTCATCACACCAGAAATAGGATATTTTAGTTTTTTGATCTACAGCATTAATTAATGAATCATAGTCATAATCACTAAATCCTGCTGCATTTAATAAATCAGTTACAATTTCAACAAGTCCCGCATTTGTTGCTGAATAATATGGAGATTGTGTTGCCATCAAAATATATTTGCCAGAGTCAAATCCGTTAATAGATACTGTTTCAATATCTTGAACTCCCCAAGTATTAGAATAAAATACTCCAGCTGGGATGCTTCCTGTAAATGAACCCAGCGGGGAAGTGTACGAACAAGTAAACTTTACGCCTTGACGCATTAAATTATAAAAAGTTGCTTCTGTTGAATTGTTATCAAAAATTGTAAATGGTGCAGAATTATATGTTACTGGTATATTACTTATAGTAAGATCCATATTGTTTGCACTAATTGTTCCTAACGGGAATCCATTATTGTCTTGTCCCGTCAATTCTTTGCTTATATTTAATCCCATTACAATAGGAGTTACATCAATTTCAAGTCTTGGAGATATTTCTACTATTCCTAGTGATGTTAATTCTGTAACATACTTTGATGAATCTGCTGATGAAAAACTTGAATTTATACTTAAATTAGAATTTGCATAAACTCTAATTGCTTTTATGTTTGTTAAAACACCTTGCAATTGTCCAGTGCTTGTTAGTTGTGGTGGGGATGCCCATGCTGTTTGAGTTAAAGTTCCACCTGAATAATAAATTACAGCAACCCCATCATCTAGAGTTGATTGATTTATTGTAATTGTTTGTGCTACTGCATTCAAATTATTTATAAGTTCAACCACAAGACCTGTTGTATATGAAAAAGGTTTTATAAATTTAATAACAACTTTATTGATTGACATATAGTTTTCATAACTTGCTTGAATTGCAGGTTGAGTTAATCCTGGTTGAGTTACATGATACTTAAACCTATCATAGATTGAAGACACATATTGCTTATAAGGATAAAGATCATTAGTAAGCACCATAGGGTTAGCAGCAAAGAATGAACAAGGTTTTTTAGTTTTATTCCACTTGTTATTATTAATAAATCTTGAAGATGAAGTGCTTGATAGATCAATGTTTGTAAGTGCTTCTCCAGGACGGGCTGGGGTAAACACAGAATCTGTTGGATAATATTGATTTGCAATATAATCAAATTCTGTAATTTCATATATTTTAATATTGTCTACATAGAACGAAGAATTAATATAATCAGCAGTTGTATTTAACAATAAATTAACTCTATCAAAAGCTTGTAAAGAAAAATCTGACTTAACTCCAAACCATATTTCTACTTTTTGCCATTCTATTGCATCAGTAATAACAGTTCCTTCTGGCAACATATTTTCAGATGCAGTATTTTTAAATGTTTTAACATAATATGTGCCGTATTTAGGAGTTGTATTATTATAAAATATAATCTGTGGACTAACATATATCTCGTTAGTAAAATTGCTTGGACCAAATTCGTTTATTGGAGTATTAGCTATTACATCTGTAAAAGATACTGTTGCTCCTGCATTTCCAATAGTGCCAATATAGACTGGATTTGGATCTCCAGAAAATGTTGATCTATAAATTTTATAAGCTGCTGCTGTAGGAGATGTTGTTATAACAAATGTAACTGTAGTATTTGTAACATTGCTTGTTAATATCCATTCATCTGTAGGAGTAGCACTTAAATCAATTCCCGCAGTTTGTCCATTTGATCCGATTGGAACAATTCTATAATAATAAGTTGAACCACCTGTTGTTGAAGATTGAACACTTGTAACTGTGCCAGGTAATCCATAAGTTTGAAATGCTTTTGATTTAACCCAAAATACCATTTTGTAAAATCCAGTTGATGCTGTGCTAGACACTTTAATATTTGCTGAAGTTGATATTTGAGAGTTGTATCCAGACATAGTAAATCCTATGCAATTTGGAGTTGGTCTAACTCCAGTTACTCTTCCTAGTCCCGTACCAGTTGCAGCTGTGACTCCAGAACCACTCCAAGATCCAGATGCTGTTAAATCAAGTGTGGGATTTAAAGTTGCGTTAGAAACAATTTCGGAACTTTTGCTAGACGCTGTTACATCTGGTTGATAAAAAGCATTATAATTCCATTCAGCATATACTCTTGGGATTAAATTAATTGACTGGGATGATGCAAAAGTTTGTTTTGCGGTAGCGTCAGAAGGATTTAACATTAAGCCTCCGTAAACTGAATATTTAAATCAACATAATCAGTTAAAGTTAATCTGTTTTTGATATCATATTTAAAATCAGTCATAAACACTTGAATTATGTCTGGAGTAGTAAGTATAGATGGAGTATGGCTATTTCCAGTGACGTTATCTTTTGCATATGTTATTTTTAAATAAATAGGAGTAAATGCATATTGCTCATAAAAAGCTTTCATAAATCCCGCTCCATAGTTTCCATCAACAGTTGGTTTAAATGCTGCAAAGGATTGTCCAGATTGTGAACTAACTGTTTGTGTAGCTGATGGAATATATGTCCAAGAACAATCTATAATTTTTTTAATAGCAATTACATATTTTCTCATAGTTCCATTTGCCATTCTTTGCACAGTTTCAATTCTTTGTGGAACAATTTGAATAGGTGCTCTGTTATGATCAGTTAATGGATACCAGGTTCCTGTTGTTCCATTCCAGTCAGTAGATACCTGAAGCCCTGCCACAATTGGATATGCCATTATTTAACTCCTATCTTTCTTGCGGTTACTTGTTTTGCATTTAATGTTTCAAGTTTACGAATAACCATTTTTGCTATTTCATCTGTATCAGATCCTTTTGGAGGATAGACATTAATAGTATTTCCTCCAATGTTTGTAGAGCTAGATATAGCTTCTGACAAATCTCTTGCACTTCTAACTCCCAAACTTGAAGCTGGAATTGCATAACTCTTATTGTTGATTGCATCCATAAAAGGCTTTCCATATCTAGACACAGCATCTGCTTTTATTACATATTCCCCATTAGAAAGCATAGCAGGAATCATATCAGATTTAGGTCCCCCAGGTCCCACCATTAATCCAGATGCTGCATGTATAATTCCACCATTAGCCAATGCTAGTGAGAATGCTCCACCTCCAGTATATCCTGTTGATGTTCTCGTAGTGCCTAATGGGATTGGACCAACAAATGTGCCACTAGTTGATGGTGCTGGAATAAGACTTGGTGGATTAGGGACAATAGTTCCGAGTTTTGGAGTAGTTGATGTTGTTCCTAATCCAGGCAATAGGATACTTGGACCTCCAGGATTTACTGTTTTTGGTATTACAGGTGCTACAGGAGTTTTTGGTGTAGGTATTGTAGGTGCTACTGGAGTTGGTGTACCACTACTACCACCAATACCAACTATTGACAATAAACTATGTACCCAAGAAATAATATTATCTTTTATACTAGTAAATAGAGATGTGAGAGGACTTTCTTTTGGAGGATTAAATACTGTTTCTATGGTTGATTTCCAATTATCCTTAACAATTGTCCACAAAGATTTAGCACCTTTTACAACAGTTTGTTCAAAATTATATAATGTTTCAAGTGTAGTTTTCCATTTTTCTTTAATAGTTGTCCACAAAGATTTAGCATTTTTTGGTATATTTTCTGTAAAATTATACAATGTTTCAAGCGTAGTTTTCCAATTATCTTTAACAAATTCCCATAAAGATTTAGCACCTTTTTTAACAATCAATACTGGATCAAAAAGAAGATGAATTCCTTCTGTCCAAAGATTTACTATTGTATCCCATACTGTTGATTTTTTAGTGTCTTTATTATTATCTTTTTTACCTGTATTAATTCCAAAGAATGATAAGATAGCATCTTCAATCCATTTTAATATTGATAATAGCCCGCCCCAAACTCCCATAAATGGAGGTTTAAAGAAATCTTTTAACCAATTTTTAATAGCATCTAATATTGAATCCCAAAAAGACTTATCTGCTAGTTGTGATTTTAATCCTTCAATTAACTTTAAATATTTATTTCTAACACTGACTGCAGCATCTCCAAGTCCAGACATAGCATTTTGTAAATTCTTTTGTGCATCTGCTAATGCTTTATCTTCAGCTGCAGTACTTATGACAACTGGTTTTCCATTTTTCTTTGCATTTAATTTATCAATTTCAGCTTGTAATACATCAATCTTAGCTTGCGATGCTTTATCAGCTTGTGCTTTAGCCAACGCCATAGAATCTTTAGTTTTTTGAATTAAAAGATTTTGTTGAGCAGTAGCTAATGCAATTAGATCTCCCGATCCTCTTGCTTTTGCAACTTCAGCATTAAGATTCATTTGTTGCTGTTGTGCTTCAATATTTCTCATCTGAGCATTGTATAAATCATCACGAGCTTTAATTTCTTTTTGAATTGATTTAATTAAATCTTCATCTGATTGAACTTTTGCTTTATCCGCTTCAGTAAATGTATCTCCTGCAGCAGCCTTTGCTGCTTTTGCATGTGCTGCATCTGCTGCTTTCTGTGCTGCGTCAAGGGCAGCTTGAGCTTTATTAGTATCACTAATAATTGCATTTTGATATTCTTTAAATCCTTGAGTTGCAAGATCTAGGCCTGCTTGTCCTGCAGCTGCAAGTGCATTAATTTCTTTTTGAGTTGTAATAAATCCAGCTTGATACATTTGATCAATTAATACAATATCTTGAAGTGCTACTTTATTCTTTTTTAAAGTTTCATTGTATGCTGCTAATATTGGATCTGATGCTGCTATAGTACTGTTAAAAGTTTTATAGGCTTCATTTAATTGTCCAGCGGAGACTTTATTATCATCAAGTGCTTTCTTCATATCTTGAGCTTGCTTTAAAAATGTCGGGCTTACTAATTGCTCATAAGATGTTACAGGAGATGCTATTGTAGAAAATACTTTGCTTAATGCTTGAGATTGATAATATCCTTCATCTTTTGCTCTTAAACCTGGAATTAAAGAAAGCAATCCTTTGCCACTTAAAAGAGTAGACATATTACTTTGACTAGAGGTTCCAAACAAAAATCCTTTAATTTTATTTCCCCATGTATTTGATAGCGATGACATAGCAGAGCCTAATTGTAATGCACTGGCTACCTGCTTAGATAAATCAGTACCAGCTTTTTGCATATAAGTATCATATTGTGCATATTTAGAAATTGCTTCGCCAGTTGTTTTTGTCAATTTATCTTGAGATTGTGCTAATTCATAATTCAATGAAGATTCTTTAATCTTACCTAAATCTAATGTGATTTGATGTTGATTAGCAATATCAACATTTGTTCTATAAGACAACATGGTGTCTTTAGCTTTATCAAAACTCTTTGAAATTTCATCAGTTGCTTTTTTAGTTGCATTTGCAGCATTGTTCATCATTGTTGAAAATGCTCCTAGTGCTGCTATTCCTGCTGCTACTGGAATTCCTACCCCTGTTGCAGAAAGTCCCATCATAGAGGCTGTCATTCCAGCCATAGTTCCCATACCTATTGCAGACTGTGTAGTACCTTTTAATCCCGAAAGATCTTTCCCTCCAACTTGATTTGGAATTGCTCCTATTAACATTGGAGCAAGCATACTTAAGCCCATCATTCCCATTGAGCTTCCTGCCATACCTTTTAATCTGGATAACATTCCAACTTGTGCTGCACTTGTACCCGATGAAACAATTGGAAGCATTCTTGCTCCTGGAGGAGGAGTAACTCCGCCACCCATTCCTGGCAACATTAATTGTTCTGCTATTCCAGCTCTTGCAGCTTGACCAAGTTGTTCTCCAGTTATTTTCATTTCTGGAATTACTGTTTCTGCTCCTGATTTTAAGAATCCAGCAATTCTTGCAAATACTGTTGAAGGAGATGCTACTCCAAATGCTGCTTCAACTTGTGTAGGGAACATTGAAATTTGTTCTGCAGCTCTTTGTGTTGATTGTGCAGTTTCAAGTATTGCAGTTTCATATAGATTTGCTGCTCTTGCAGCTCTTTGATAATTATCTGGCATCTGATATTGAATATCTTTAACTCTTGTTCCAGATATGTTTCTTGATGTGTTTTGCATTTCTGCAACTCTTGTATTTGTTCCTCTAACAAATACCTGTGTCCCTCTTTGTTCCCACTCTCCTGAAGCAAGTTTTTCATTAACCATTGCTGTGCCAGGATTTATTCTTACTTGACCAATTTGTTGCGATGCAGTATCTAATGCTGTTGCAACTTTTGCTGCAGCTCCGCCAGCATCTTTCCATTCAGCAATTAAACTTTCTGTTGCAGCATAAATATCTGCATCTCTCAAAGTTTCTTTATCTAAACCTGCAATTCTTTCTTTTAATGCTCTTTCAAATTGCTTTAACAGTTCTTTATTTTCATTTGTTAAACTTAAACCACCTAGTTTAGCTGAAGTTAAGAATCCTAATTCATTCCCTCCACCAAACATTTCAGCAAATTGTGTTTTTGTAGCTTTTCCACTTCTTAATAAATAATTTAATCTTCCTTGTACATTTGTATTTACAAGATTAGAAACAATTTGAACTATTGAATTTCCTCTTCTAGTTGTCATTCCTTCAAATTGTCTTAATTCAGGATACATAGCCATTATTGATTCATATTGATCAGAACCTGGTCCAAAATTTGGAGCAGCATGTGCTGCATGCAAACCATCACTAAATCCTGGAAGTGTTCCTTGAATAATTGCATTTACAACTGGAGCATATCTTGCAGTTTGTGCTTTAGGGATAACTGCTTCTCCAGGGGTAAGCATTGCTGCATATGAATCTGAATTACCAGTTCCTGGAACTATGCCACCTGTTGCAAATCCTGGTAGTTTAAATTGTCCACCTTTCATTCCACCCATAGGAATACCCATTGATGCAGCTTGTGCTACAGCTAAGGCTTCAAATTGAACAGTTAAATTTCTAATTGATTGATTTAAAATATCAAAAGCTCTGGCATTACTTGTTACAGCTTCTGGCATTAATTCTAGCTGATTTCTTGCAGCTATCATTCCAGCATCTAAATTTTCATAGAAGTTACGCATATTCTGTATGCCAGCTGAGAATCTATTTTGAGATGCTCCAGCTTGATCCATACCCTGCTTAAACATTCTAATATAATTAGCACCCTTTAATAAGTTACCAATTAAGTTAGCAAATAAACCTGTAAGCATTAATATTGGACCAACTAATACTAATCCCGCAACTCCTGTGCCAAATATTTTACCAATTAATCCAGCTACTGGTCCAAGTGTGTGTCCTATTGCTTTAAACACATTTAATAATTTATCAGCAACATTACCAATTCTTGAAAATGCGTTTAAGAATGATTGTCCAATTGGAAGTAAATCAGCTTTAATTGTTTCTGTCATTCTCTTAAATCTGCCACTAGCTGACTCTGTTTGTTGCTTTAATTCGTTAGCAGCAAGATTTGCTAATTCTGTACTTGATGCACCCATTAAATTAAATACAGTTGCAGTTTGACTTCCCGCTTTATTTATATTATCAAGTAATGCTTGAATTCTTGCAAATTGGAACTTTCCAAATAATTTTTCAATAAGTTGAGCTTGTGCAAGTTTATCTAAATTTTTCATTTGATCTGCTAATGCTTTTAACATCAATATTGGCTTTCCGCCAGTTTCAGATGTCATTTTAGCTAAATCAATATTGTATAGTTTAAATGCATTTTGAGCATTTTTAGTTGGATTAATAAGTGAAGCAAGTGCTGATTTAATTGCGTTAGCACCTTGTGCTGCAGGAACTCCCGCTTCTTTCATGGCGACCATCATTGCTGCGGTATCTTTAAATGATCCTCCTAATTGTTGAACAATTGGGCCAACTCTAGGAATTGCATCTACAAGATCTTGTAGAGATGTTGATGTTTGGTTTTCTACAGCATTCAAAAAGTTAACTGCATCAGATAAACCTTGAGTGCTTAATTTATATACATTTTGCAATGAAACTGTAGCCTGCATTGCTTGTTGATGATCAAGTTCACCCAATGTGGCAAGTCTAATTGCTTCTCTTGTAGCATTTACAAGATTTGCTCCTTGCAATCCAGTTGCTGCAAGATCTGCAGACATAGCAGCAGTTTCTTGCATAGATGTTCCTAATGTTCTTGCCAAATCATTACCAAGTGCCATTATTTCTGATCTAATTTGTTTTAATGTTGCTTGTGTTGGTTGCAATAATCCAGTTCCATAGACTTTTTGCATTCTTGTTAATTCTTTATCTACTTGCAAGAAAGCATTTGAAACTCCCGCTCCAAACATAGCGAGAGGCATTGTCAAACCAACTGTTAGCTGACGACCCATCCATTGGGTATTTTTACCAAAATCAATAACTTTCATTGCACCATCATGCAGTGCTGTATTTAATGCTTTTTGATAAAAGATTGCTTTTTCTTGTGCAGTAACTACACCATTAATATCTGTTACTAATTTTGCATAACCTGGTTTAAGTGGATCTGCAATAGCAACAGATCTATTTAATCTTGCTTGAGAAGCTGCTAGAGCATCAATTTGTTTAACAGTTCCAGCAGCACTCTCACGCCATATTTTATAATATTGATTTAAACTTAATTTGCCAGACTCTAGTTGTTTACCAAATTTAGTAACACTGTCTGTCATTGCAACATGTTGAATTGTAAAAGCACGAGTTGAAAGAATAGCACTGTCAAAAGCAGATTGAGATGCTTTAATATCTGAAGCAATACCTGGAGCAAATGGTCCACCAACAGCTAATTTCTGTAATGAAGCCATTGCTTCTTTAAGTTTTGCTACTTCTGCATAGACTTGTTGAAATTGTGCATTAGCTACAATATTCAACTGAATGTTATTCAACTATTAACCCTCCACAACATGTCCAAGACCTAATCCTATTCCAAATCCATCTTGCGATGCTCTGAAACCTTTGAGCTTGGCAATATCTTCATCTTCTGTAGATGAATCTTCTTCTAAGTCAACTCCTACTAATGCTGCTTGAAACTTTTTATCTCTTGAATCTTTTTCATTAACAGCTTTAAGTGTTAACATAAGTTCTTCAACAGATAATGAAGATTCTAGCTCTTCATAGTTTCTCCAGTGACCTAGGAGAAAAACTTCAGACTCTAAAGTGGCGAGATCTAGAGATTCCCAGTTAGATTCGCCCCTGGGAAGTTTGGGTCGTCATTATTAAGTTTCAACCCTCCAGCAACTTCAAGAATTTTCATAAGTGTAGGAATTTCAATAGTATCCTCAAACTTATCTTTATCTAAGGCTAACTCTGGTGCAAATTGCTCCATGCAGACCATTCCAGCTTCAATGAAAATTTCCATTGCTTGTTCTTCAGTTTCTACTGTTTTATCTTGTAGCTTTTTTACTACCGCCAAAAACTTCTTTAAATTTTTAATTGTAAGTGGTTTAATTGTAATTGTTTTTTCATTAGACAACTTAATTTCAAGTGTCTCATATACTGTTGTTGGCATATTTCTCCTTTGATTACCTAATTAGAATTATAGCAAATTATGAATGAAAAACATAAATCCCCCCATTTCTGGAGGGATCATGTTAATACTAAAATGTATTATTAGAGAGTTGAATAAACTCTGTCTACGATAACGCCATATTCTGCACCATCGTAAGCATCGTTATCATCTGGTAAACAACGGAACTGAACTGGGAATACAGTTGCAGTATCACGCTTCAAAGCGTGAGAAGTTGTTTCTACTTGAACAACACGACGTGCCACATAGATACGCTCTTTGCTTGAATTACCTGACACATCTGTTCCACCAATAGTTCCTGGAGCATTTCCAATTGCAACGATTGAACGTTCTACTGGAGCATCACCAAGTGAACCTGACGCTAAGTTTAATCTAGCAGTGCTATTTGTAGCATAGCTAGATGAAAATGTATTTACGCTTGAACCTGTTGAACCACTGTACACAGTATATGCATCTGATTGACCAAATACTAAGTGAAGGTTTTCAAGAGTTCCTTCTGTAAGTTCTGTCTTAAGCAAGACTTTAATTGTTTGCTT